CTGGAGAGAACTCTCAAAGGTAATTACTCTGCTAATGTAGAGGAAGAACAGTTTGAAGAGGAAACAACTCCAGAACCCATAGCCGTTAAAGACGGTGTAGTTCAAGGTGGTCAACACCGAACTGCATCTGCGGAAGATGATACACTATCTTATTTTGCTAAACTAGCACAAGAAGATTAGTTGATATAAAACTAAAAGACCCCTTCGGGGGTCTTTTTTTATCCCATGGATATGTCAGACGTACTCGATCCTACTTGCGTCGACCTTCCTCTAGCAATAATGTAATAATATTTACCAACAAAATCTTCAATAAAATTTGGTCTAACTATTTGTATTCTCTCCTTCTTAGAGTTGAGTTCTTCTTCATACTGATAGTTAGTTATAGACACAACAGGATTTGCTGATACTAAAACAGATCCATTAAAGTAACTAACTGAAAAGTTAGATGGCACTACTTTACCTGCAGGTACAATAATATTATTTGAAGCATCCCTAAGTTCTGTAGTTACATGATGCTTGGTAGACAGAGGACCTCGATTAGGTTCAGCATCAGTTGGTATATACTTCTCGGTAACATACTCTTCTAATTGTTTTTGAGTTCTAGGCCACTGCTCATGGTAATTAACTATATCGTTAATGATAAGTATAGTCCAATTATAAAAAGGATTTTTATATAAGTGCAATGCAATATCTTCTGGTCTCTCACCATTCTGAACAATATACTCATCAAATATAGTAAGTGATGTTTTATATTCCTCTATGATCTCAGCTCTTCGCCACAAATTTTTAGCAACAAGATATTTCTGGTCTATCTGTGACTTTCCAAAATTGTATAATACGTCTGGTAATTGCTGTAACATTAGAATACTATCTCAGGTTGATTATCTGTAAGTGATGACCTATTGAATCCACCGCTATCACCTTTACCAGTACGTTTTCTAGAACCTTCAAAGTCCACACGTGTAAGTGCAGTTGTCTCCATGAAGTGTAAGGTAACAGTAACTAGAGGAATAGATCCATCAAACACTGTCTGGAATTTACTCATTGGAGTTGTGTTTACAGATAGTGATGTCAATGCACATAGTTTAGTCTTAGGCATCATAGGATGTTGTATGGGATCTCCAATAACAGGTTCACGTAGTCCATTTTCACTAGCATCAACGGGAACAAATCTAGGTTCCAATACAAATACGTCTGGGAATGTAAGGGTAACTGCACTACCTCTACCATTCTTTGAGCCAGGATGCATACCACGTTTAAACCATTCAATAATAGTCTGGATCTCTTCTGATTCCATTCCATCCCTTGCAGCAAAAGCAAGAGTAAAATCAAATTTTCTCATTTCCATGGACTGAAACATCTGGATAGCATTCTCATTTGGTGCAAGACCAGATAAACCAGCAATGTTTTTCATGTTTATTTCACCGTTCACACCATATGGGTTAGTTGCAAATGCAGCTCCACCTGCTATTTTCTGAGCATAATCTGCAGGATTTGCTCCAACTGCACTCAATACATTACCAACAGGACCTTTTTTACCACCACCAGCTCCACCTAATTTACCTCCAAGTTTACTTAATGCGAACTGTAGTCCTCCACCTGCAAGACCACCAGCTGCAGTTAATAAACCAAATTGTGCAAAGTTATCTGCTGCTAGTGCTAGAGTCCCCATCTTGAATTTATTATTCCAATCAGCACCATAGCTATATTGATAGTCATCTGGCATAGCCACGTTTAATTGACTTGCCTGCAAACCAGCCTCTCTTTTTTCTAACTTCTCACTTTTATCTCCTAATAATTTATTAAGAGTTGTTGTTTTTCCATTTGGAAGTATAATGTCTTCATCACCTTGACTTATCTCTTTTATATTGTGCCCCGTTCCTCTCGCTCTTCTAGGATTCTTAATTCTTTCGTTCTGACCTATTGCACGTTGGTCAATATCAACCAAAAAACCATTACCACCATACAAACCTGCAGCTGTCCTACTAACACCATTCACTAAGTTCTTTAATACTAGTGATCTTTGTACAGATCCTAGTGCATCGTTTTGATTTGAGGCTACTTTCTTTAATCCCTCTTGATACTCATATTTTTTAATATTGAGATATGAAGCATAAGGGATCTTAGATATCCCAAGTGGATATTCTAAGGACTCAGGTATTTGTACTGTATTGGGAGCAGCCATTATCTATTACGATGAAATTTTTCTATGGGTAGTTGACTTAACACTGGTACTTCGTTTTCTTGAACCTCAAAGAAAATGCGATCTGCATTCTTCGGAATATAATAATGTAGGGTGGACGCAGGAAACTTTTTATTATTTATAGCACGTAATCGAGCGTTTTTATTAAGGTAATGTATGTTTGCACCCAGTATATTACCCTTTTTCATTTCTACTATGTGAATCAGAGGGAATTCATCCCACTCTCTTAGCTGATCTTTAAATTTAGGATCATATTCAAAGATATAATACTTACCTATAGATGGATTATCTGTGGAGTCATCATACAATATATTGAATACTTCGTCTCGTAATTTAGATCTAGTAATTTTTTTTCCTTTTAGGTCTTGCACTAAACTGTCGAATCTGGAGTTCATGCTCTGTGATGATTTTGAACTCCCAGAGTCTGTCTTTGCAGAACTCTTCTGCTGCGTTCCACTTTGCTGTGTTGGTGGCATAGGTTTGCACCTCCGTTATGTAACGTTTGGTTTTCCTTTGTTGTTTCTTTGGAGGAGCAACCTGTTTTGAAGGTTTTACCTCTACCAGATACGATTGTATCTTTCCATCTATCTCCTTAATTTTACAATAGAAGTCGGGAAAATATCGTCTCCACTTCTTTGCAACTGGATCTTTATACGGTATAATGAATTCTTCGCTAGACCATTCAAGCACAGTGGTGTTTGTATCGCACCATTCCATGAATTGTCTTTCCCAGAGAGACCTAAACACTACCTGTGTAGGATCTCCTTTATATTTTCGGTAATTTCTTACCGTGTATTTACCTTTGTAAGCCATGATAAATAAAGATGGTCACACCATATTTAATATTTATGCCAAGAGCTATTGGAATACAAGAGTTTAAAGAAAGGATCTTAACTAGATCTGGTGGTATATCTTCGTCTAACCTTTATCAATTTAGTATTGATGCAGGTGAAGGTGGTATGAGACAGTATCTTGCTGATAATAATTTCACTGGTACTGACACTGGAGATGATATTGTTAATTTGAATCTTCTATGTAATGAAATTCAACTACCTGGTGTTACATACTCATCACATGATTTGACTCAACCTAAAAAAGGTATAACTCAAAAGATGGCAACTGCAAAAGTATATAACGAACTTGATGTCAGTTTCTATTGTGATGTTGAATCAATGCCATTAATCTTCTTTAGATCATGGCAAGATTATATTATGGGTGGAATAGAAAATCCACAATTTGCATACAGTCAAGAGAATGCTCTTACGAAGTATCAACACCTGACATATGCACAAAGATACTATAATGACTACACTTGTGATATACTTATACATAAGTTAGAAAAATATGGTATTGATACACCTGAACAAGGTGATAAGAAAGATTATAAAGTAGGATTTCATGCGAGACTTGCTAAAGCTTATCCTTATACTGTATCGTCTATACCTTACTCAGCTGGAGCTGCACAACTTGTGAAAGTTACTGTTGGTTTCTACTATGAGTACAGTCATTTAATTCAAGCAAACACCACTGAATAAATTATGCCATTACCTGAAATTGTCACGCCAACGTATACGTTGACGGTGCCCTCTAGTAAAAAGAAAATTAAATACCGTCCGTTCCTTGTTAAGGAGCAAAAAGCATTAATCATTGCCATGGAGTCTCAGGATCAAGAACAGATCTTGGATTCAATCAAAACTATACTATCAAACTGTATCATCACTACGAAAGTTAAGATAGAGGATATGGCTTTGTTTGACATAGAATATATTTTCTTACAAGTTCGTGCAAGATCAATCAGTGAAGAGATTGAGATGAAAGTAAGATGTCCTGATGATGGAGAGACAGAGGTTAATATATCATTTATGGTAGATGATGTTAAGGTCTTCTTCCCCAAAGGACATAAAAACGTTCTTAAGTTGACTGATGACATTACTTTAGAGATGAAGTATCCAAACTTAGAATACTTTACTAAGGTTAATTTTGCTAAAGAAAAGGTAGATGCCTATGATTTAGTTGCTCAATGTATCAAGAGAGTATATGTTGGCACTGAAGATAGTGGAGAGTTTACTTTTAAAGAAGCTAGAGATTGGGTAGAGACTTTAACTAACGCTCAGTTCTCAATGATACAGGAGTTCTTCAATACAATGCCAACTCTTAGACATACACTTAACGTTACAAATCCTAAGACTAAGAAGGTAAATGAGATTAAGATAGAAGGTTTAGCAGATTTTTTCGCATAGCCCTCTTCCATGAGGGCTTGATGACTTTCTATCAAACTAATTTTTCTCTGGTTCAACACCATAAATATAGCTTGACAGATATTGACAATATGATTCCTTGGGAACGAGATGTCTATGTTAACCTGTTATCTGCTCACCTCCAAAAAGAAAGAGAGCGAATAGAAGAGCAACGTCGTAGTCGCTAATGTCTAACTCAAAAGAAAAGCTACAACTATCAGTCCTAAACGTAGGGGAACAATTTGCAGCCTCGATGGATACGTTGTTAGACACTGAGCTCAAATATCTAACGTACTTAAGAAATAGAAAGAGATTTCATATTGGTGTAAGAAATATAATATCAAATGGATTAGGATCAGGAATAATCCCACCTGATGATCCAAAACCAACTAAAACGAGAAGAAATCCAAGAAGACCAAATCCAACTGGTGTTGGCGTTCCTATACCTGTTCCTATCGTCTTACCAGAGAAGGTGAAAGAAAGAGAGGAAGACATAACACAACCAAAACCTCTTCTTTTACCAGAGAAAAAACCACAAAATCAGGATCAAGGTGCGAATGATATAAAAGATTTTGAAAGACAACCAGCAGAGCAACCAGCATTACAACCACAGGGAGAGCTTGTACCCGTAAGTCCAACTCCAGAACTGGTTAATGGTGGTCAAACATTTGACGCTCCTGGCGATGATATTTTTAATTATCAAGGTCTTTCTGATTTTTTTGGTAGATTTAGCTTACCACAGCTTAGTTTACCACAGATTAATATAGATCCTATGCAAGTACTATCAGGTATAGGTGCATTATTGTTACTTCCTCTTACAGGTTTTGGAATCAACCCTCTAAGTGCCAAAGAACAAGAGAGTTCATCTAACATCTTTACACAACCAACAGAAACTATTATAGGGGAAGATGGGGCTGAAGTAGTGGTTCCAGTGGATGAGTTGGGTGATCTTATTGCATTGATATACAAAGATGGTGCTGAAATGTTCATAGGCACATCATATGATTTTCTATCTGGACTTCCATCATCACCAGGAAAAACTTCTGTATTAGGTGATGCAAATAGACTAGCATCTATCTTTAATATATCAGATGCAGGTGATGGTAGTTCATTCTCACTTGGTCTACAACAACCAATAACATTTACCTCTACTTCCACTGAAGAAGAAGAGAATATTGAAGAGGTGATTGACACACCAGTAAATTCTAGTGGAACTAAAAAAGAATTTGATCTTGAATCTATAGAGAAGACGAGTTTAAAGGAAGCAGTAAAGAGTGATGGTGAGTCTAGAGTTGCAAAGAGAAGAAAATCTAAAAAATCATTTGAAGAAATAAAAGCAGAGATAGATGCAAAAGAATTAGCAAAGAACCAGAATAAAGCAAACAAAATTAGTGATGGTTCACAACAGGTAAAGATACCGAGTGATGGTAATGGTGAGGATAGATTTGGAAACGATATTATATTGAATAATTCAACTGAACTTGCATGGCAAAAGGCAGTTAGAGCTGCTGCACTTGATGGTGTTGATCTAGCTTCAGGTGTCAATTCCTCATTTAGAACTCCAGATCAACAGCAACAGTTGTTAGATATGCAAGATGCTGGCGATCCTAGTGTTGCACAAGTTGCAGAGATTGGTACATCACCACACCAACAGGGTTGGGGTCTTGATCTTGCCCTTGGATCACCTGCTCATCAATGGATGCTACAAAATGGTAAGAAATTTAATTTTGACTGGGCAGGCACTGAAGACCCAGTTCACTTTAATTTTGTCAACAATGAAAGTAATACTAAACACTTAGAAAACTTGCAAGAGGAGACTTTTTATAAGATACCTGAGAGTGGACATGGTGATTTAATACCTGTAAAAAATAATCTAATATCTAAAAAGACAAAAGCAAAGATAGGTGCAACAGTAGGTGCACTTAGTGGTCTTGGTATGATGTCTAATAATATAGTTCCCCCAAATATACAAAATGACAAAGAGATAGTTTCTAATGAGCAAGTAAATCAGATGGATAAGAACTCTAACATGATTGCAACTCAACCAAGTATGATACCTGTACCTATACAAACTACTGTACAAGTGCCTGTACCTATGGCTAAGAATGAGACAAAAGAAATCAAAAGGACATTGATTATTGATACTTTTGATAAGGGATCAAGAGTGGAGGTAGCATATGTCTAATATTAGTCAATCATATTCATTTGAAGAACAACTGTTAGACCAAGGTAGTGGTCTATTAGGTATGGTTGAAGACCGCAATGCCATATTAAAGGCTATGTGGAGACAGGATGTATTTCAAGATTTCTTATTAGCTGAAAAGTTACAGTCATTAGATGATACTGGTGGATTAGATGTTCAACCAATATCCCGTAAAGGATTTGATTTAAGTCCCGTCAATGAACTAACACCTAATACTATTGAAGTTAAAAAACCAAGTCAACAGTCGCAACCTAAACAAATGCGACAGGGTGGTATTGTTGAGAGTAGTCCTATTATTGATATGTTACCAGATAGCACTGGTACATTCCAACCTCAGATGGGACAACAAAGTAAATCATTAGCAGAAGCAGGAGTAACAAACGATTTAACTAAGGCCACAGGTGCTGTACTAGATGACTTTAAGATAGATGATAAGTTAGCAAAAGCATTCTCTGAGTCAATGGCATTGCCAGCTAGGGCAGCTGCAGTTGCATTAGCAGATTTACTATCTAAAATTACAATACCAGGTAGTTCAAATATTGTAAAAACTGAGGTACAAAAAGTAAGTAGTGCTTTTAATATAACTCCTCCTCCTATAGGTGAAGAAAGAGTTCAAAATAAAGAGGAGAAGGTAAAAACAAAATCTATTGGTGAGTTGGCAGTATTATATGGAGCTATGGGTCTTGATGCTATTGTTAATATGTTTGGTAAAAAACCATCAACAACAATAGCATCTACAACTCCATTGTTACCAGCTGCCAAGGATCAACTAGCTTTACCAACATCTAGTATAGTGAATTATGGTGATGGATATGCATATGGAGAACCATTCCCAATGATGGGATACAGTGGATCCTTGTTTGGTGATAGTAAAAAAGGAAGATCCCGTAAGAAAACTCGTACTGATGGTGTTGTACCAATGCCTGTTAGTTTCGGTGACTCAAACACGAATATCACACAAAATGTGAATAAGAAGAGTGGATTTCTTGGTAACTTGGGTAGTTTTGCTAAGAAAGCACTCATGTTCTCACCTGCAGGCATGTTAGCTACAGCTGGATACAAGGCAATGAAGGGTGTTCACAACAACTTCTTTGCTAAGAGTGATGAGCAAAAAACAGATCTCAATGAGTTGACTAACAATGTTATTACTGAGAACAGAAGTTTGGTTAAACACAACACTGAAATAACTAGACAAATGGTAGGGCAAGAGATTGCAATGCCAGCAATCTCAACAACTACTCCTCCAGTTAAAAGTCCAGAAGGAGGTGCAGAGACTGCTCCTGTGATAGAACTGTCTCCATACTTTGACGAATACGCTTCTACATCCCAATTCTCATGAACATTTCGGAATCTAATTTTAATCTAGTTGATTTTAGAATAGGAGATTATCCTCCTCTAACTCTCAATCATTTATTGTATCTTAACTACGTTGAAGATATAAGAAGTGCTAGTATTAGAATGGAAGTACAGTTAACTGACAGTCAAACTGGTCTTGTATCATCACTTCAAGGAATGGAACCAGTGTTCATTGGGTTTGAGGATCATAAGGGAAATGCAATAGCAAATTATATGATAGTCTATGATATACAGGACAGAGTCACAAAGGGTGGATCATCTAAAGCTACCTTATTATTATGCACACCTGATTTGATTAATAATGCTGCTACAAAATTATCCAAACGTTTTGGTAAAGGGGGAGGTGAAAAAATTAGTAAGATCATTGAAGAAGATCTTCTCCAAAAGCAATTGCAAACTGGACTTTCAACTACTCATGATGGTAGTATTGAAGAGACTGCTAATAAAATATCTTTTATATCTCCATTCTGGGCTCCGTTTACTATAATAAAATGGTTATGCAGTAAAGCAATCTCTGCTGAGTCTGCTGGTGGTAAAAACGCATCAGCTGGTTACTGTTTCTTCCAAAATAATTTGGGGTATAATTTTAAGTCCTATGATTCATTCGCAAGAGAAGAACCAGTTAGAAAGATTGTAGTTGGACATAAACCAGAGGAAGCAGAAGAAGAGGAGGATAAAAATATTCTACCAGTTGATAAGATGACTGTTAGAAAATCCTCTGATGTTTTAAGGGGTTTGAACATGGGTTCTTATGCTAATAACGTTATGACACTAGATGTTAAGGACATGAAGTACGAAGAATTTCCTTTTAACATCAATAAATATTACCAAGACGTGCCTTTGATGAATAAGAACTACGCAGTTCCAGAATACTATAAAAAATTCGATAAAAAGACTGCACCTACAAGATATATGTCTAAAGTACTTGATACTGCACTGTTTACTGAAGGTACATACACTGCTGGCATGACAGCACAAATATCACAGGCTGCATTGAGAGAAAAATTATTTTATAATAAAGAAGTAGAGGTAGAATATGTAGGGACTAATGAGATGACTGTTGGTATGGTGGTAGAGTTGATGGTATTTAAAGGTAAGGAACAAGAATTAGACGTACAAAACAGTGGTAAATACGTTATTGGTAAAGTCGAACGTCAGTTTCTGACCAAAAATAATCAAATGAACACCAAACTAACACTGTTTACGGACAGTCCTGGTTCTGAACAAACTAAGACTAGTGATATGTCAGAGGGTAATACTGGTATAGTAGGATGAGTATAGAAGCAACCGCTAATTTTATAGGTAAGGAAGGATTCAACTGGTGGATAGGTCAAGTTGAGAACGATGGTGCTGGCACATTTTGGAAAGAAGTAAGAGAAAATGTTGGTGGTGAAATATTAGATGTATTTTCTGGTAAGGGATTTGATACATCAGATTGGGACTGGACTAACAAAGTTAAAGTCAGGATTGTAGGGTATCATAGTCCTAATAAGGCTGACCTACCAACAGAAGATTTACCATGGGCATTATGTTTGATGCCTGTCACATCACCACAAAGATCAGGTATTGGAGGACATCATCAATTACAGATTAACGGTTGGGTTATTGGTTTCTTCTTGGATGGTGCAGCTGCACAGATTCCTATTGTTATGGGTGCTGTTGGTGATGAAAATCCTGTAGGTGCATATGGAACTGAGAAAGGATCGGAAACTGGATTTGCACAACTTGCTGCTCCTGAATATGATGAGAGAGTTCATGGAAGTTCAGGAAGTGGTGTGCCAGGCACAGGTAATACCATTGAAACTGACGATAATACTGGTTTAGATACAGCATCTACCAAAAGTGGTGGTAAAGGAGGAGAGGGTAGCACAGTAAATCCTCGTGGTGGAGACGAACAATTCTCGGCCTCACAGAAGGCTGCGGATGATGCAAAGAAAGTAACAGTCCAAGTTGGTAATGGTAAGTGTGGATCAGAGACTGCTACAAAACTAGAAGGTCCTCTTGCTGATTTTATGAAGTTCTCTCGTGGTATCAAACAGAATGCCATAGGAGAGTATATTGAAGAAGCAACTGGCAAAGTTATAGACTTAGATCTTAAGATATCACAGACCGCAGCTAGAATACAGAGGAAGATGTCAGGTCTCACTGCCAACATCAAAGGTGTTGTCATGGAAGATGTCAACAAACTGGTACAAGATGGTCTGAATGAAATAGGTATTCCTGATCCAGAGTTAGATGTTGCGGTCAAGGATAAACTAAAGGATGTTAGTGATCTAGTATCTTGTCTATTCAAACAGATGCTTAGTGAGTTGGGTGACTTTATCAAAGGTATATTGAGCGATCTTTTAGAAAATGTATTAGACACTGCACTCTGTTTAATACAGGATATTGTTGGATCCATTATGGGTAAAATAATGGACAAGATAAAAGGTGCCATGGGTATACTTAAAGGTATAACTGGTTCTATCAAGGGTGCTGCCGATAAGATACAAAATATATTGAGCAAAGTATTTGATATTATAGATCTATTCTGTGATGGTGAAGTATCATGTGCTATTGGTGCATCTGTATTTGAGGTTGGCACTGGTGCTAAGAAGAAAGGTAACGATGCAAAACAGGAACAAATTGCACAGTATCCATTCAAACCACCCAATTCTGGTGCTGTAGTTGGTAATGGTAAACCTAAGAAAGGATTTGTACCGTTCGTGAGTGGCAACGGGGAGAAGCAAATATTTGATACAAAAACTGGTGTTAGATATCCTCTTGACTCTGTCATAGGTAAGAACTCTGGTATTTCAGAGAAGTCATTCAAGACGGGAGGTCCTTTAGAGAAGTTTGAGAGCTTGAATTTCTATGACAGTAATGGTAATATAAGCACTGCTACTGTTAACTGTTCTAACAGCATCCTTAATAAGAAACCATGCTTCCCTGAGTTGGTATGGGATAATCTCAAATCAACCAGTCCAATCAAAGCATTGCCTATTGTGGATGACATAGGACAGATACTTGGTGTCTTTATGAAGCGTAAGGGAAGTAATGTTGGTTTAGAAGCACAAGTCAGAGCTCAGTTCACTTGTAATGAACCTGAGGGTGGTGGTGCAGTATTGAAACCAGTCATCATTGATGGTAAGGTAGATTCAATCAAAGTTATTAATCCTGGCATTGGATATGGATTTGATCCAGCTACAACATTCTGCCCTAAAGAACAGTATGTTGTTACAGTTCCAAAAGGTGACATAATCAATAATCTTGATGATGGTGAAACTTTAATGCTTGTTCAATTTGCCAATGGAACTGTAGATCCTAGAAAAACAGATGTTCTGCAAGTAGTTGATACTAACTTTAGTAATGATCTGATGACGTTTGCTACTATAGATCCATCTTGGAATGTCAATTTAGAGTCTGGTGTCATACTTGAAACTAAATCAGGATATCAATTCACACTTAACTTTAATGAAAAATATCCAGAGTTAGTATTCCCAGAGGAAGCAACTGCAATATATGCCAAGTGTGGTGACCTTATTCCTATTATTGATAATGTTAAGATGGACAATGTTGGTAGCAAGTATGTAAATCCAGTCATCGTTATCGGAGCAGGTTCTAAAGAACAAGAAATAGGTACTGTTACTGTGGATGAGAATGGTTCTCTTGTAGAACCTAAGATCAATAAAAAGGTTCTTGGATTTGTTAAACCTACTATTATAGACAGAGGACTTATCAACCAACCTCCTACTGGTACTGGTGGAAAAGTTATTCCAATCTATGCATATAATGGACCTAGACAGATCAAAGAGACTAATATTTTACCACTTCAAACCTACATAGACTGTGTTGGACACCCAATGTTGGTAGGAGAAGTTAAGGAGGAAACTACTGAAACTCTTGAACCAACTACCACTACAACTACTGTAACTCCAAGTACACCTACACCAACTGATGATACTACAACTACTACTCCTCCAGTTACAACACCTGTGAATCCATCAACTCCCACACCACCGTCAACTCCACCAAGTAGTCCACCTGCAAGTCCACCTAGCAGTCCACCACAATACGGAGGTTACTAATGGCTGACGTTAATTTATTTCAAGGTGGTACTAATCAAGAGAACGATAGTCCTACCATAAGAGTACGATATCCAAAGAACTATGTTCAGACAACATCAGCTGGACATGTTCTTGAAATGAACAATACCAAGGAGGGTGAAAGGATCCGTTTGTTGAATACAAATGGAAATTTCCTTGATTTGGATGAGAAACAGAACACAACTCTAAAGTCTTACAATGATACATATATCTTATCAGACCATAATCTTGTTATAAAGGTAGGTACTGATGTTGATACTGATAGAGTAGTTCTTCAAGTTATAGGTGATGTCAACCTATATGTTGAAGGTGATATGCACACAGAGGTTGAGGGTAACCGTTACGATCAAGTCAACGGTAACTGGGAAATGAAGTGTGGTGGTGTCATGTATGTGAGAGCTGAAGAGAACATGGCTTTGTCTTCAAAGAACCAGATGAAACTCAGTTCCAACTCATATGAAAACAAAACAACCTTTTTATTAAATGACTTGAGTGAAGGTGGTTCTATTAAAGAGAACGTCAAAGGTAATTATGAAGTTAAAATCCAAAAAGAATCATCTACATTCTCAATAAAGAGTGATGGAGATGTTCGTATCGGTGCAGAGAACTGCAGATACGATAAAGTCGGTGGTAATTTTATGACCGACGTGGGTGGTAAAGTTAGAACTAAAATTAGTGGTGCTAGTTTTAGTTGTATAAATGGAGGAGCATTCGATGGAATGATATCCGCACCCGCATCAGCTGGTTATGATATTAATGTCTCTGGGGTAATGAATACTGCAACCAGTGGCAACTACGTAGTATCAGCAGGTGGCAACATAGACATGGATGCATCTGCTATCTATTTGAATTGATTGTCGAGTTAAAAAACACAAATGGCCTTTCATATGTCAGTCACAAAGCAAGAGGCTATGTTCTTAAAAAACATTCTTGCAAAGCATTTAGACGATTACGTCGAAGAATTAGTTAGAGAAGAGAAAAATAATACAGATATGGTCAAGCACATGATGCAGAATCGTGATACAGGTAAGTCTCTTATGGACAAGGCATCGGAGGTGAACCGTCGTGCCAGTAGACAAAGTGACACACCCTACTTTACAAACCTAAAATAATTTGCTATAATCTTCGTACAGAAGGAGTTTCACTATGAATTTTTACAACGATGAGGACGAGGTTCTCGATAAGATAACGGTTGACATTCCTAAAAGAAGGTTTACACTATTAGGTAGTGACGGGAATATCAAAACAATTGATTGTGATGATGGTGACCAGTTCATCAATATACTCGACTTTGTTCGAGAAACATGTTTAAGTAATGAGGTAGTTTACGTTTAATGTCTTATAATCAAACCTACGCAGAGATCAAGCAAATTCTTAAGGACAGTAAGAGGATCTCTAAAGCGACCATGCTCAAAGTTGCTAAGTTAGCAATCGTTGAAACTTTGGGAGAAACACAGAAACTTGAAGCAGAAGTTACTTGGGATAGTAAACTCGCTGATGACCTGCAGCTAGACAGTCTAGCGATGGTAGAACTTGTTATGTTTCTAGAAGAGTGTTTCAATGTAGAAATACCTGACGAGGAAGCAGGCAATATCGTTACTGTTGGCGATGCCATTGAAGTAATTAAGAAATGCAAGGCAAACAAAGGCAAGAAGAAGCAGATTAATGTTGCCAAATACAAGAGCAAGCAAACTGCTGTACCACATCCTGATAGTCCTTTTATGACAAAGAAACCTTTGTCTAATTTGCCATCAAATGATCAGATAGAAAAAGCATTGGATGAAGCACTAGATGAAGAGGGAGAGTGAAGAAAGTATATTGGGACTACACGATTGGTCGTAATCTGAGTTCATACCCTTTGCCCGATGAATATGTAAATATTCCAAAAAAATTTCGGACAGGTTATGACACTCAATACGATCACGCAAAATGTCCTGCATGGAAAAAATGGGGTGACAACTGTTGGGTTATAACTCAACCGTTCGATCTTGGCATGCATTATGATGACAAGATTAGATCACTAAAGACTGACATGAACCAAAATGCCTATGAGGAATATTTCCACATAGGTGAAAGATGGTTAGAAGGTGAGTATCCAGAAGTTCAAATGCAATATGTACACTCTTTTTGGACAAGAGATAAGGATGTATGGGTAGAACAAATACCACATCCATTATTAAGTAGGTATGGACTAGAGTTAGTACCTGCAACGTTCCCAATATCTGTATGGTTTAGGCCATTAGTTATGGGTGTAAAGATCATAGATAAGAATGTAAATCTATTCTTACCAAAAGATACTCCATTATGCTATGTCAAGTTCTATTCCAAAAGATCTGATGCTAATTTTGTTCTAGAGAAGAAAGCATTACCACCAGATCTGAAAAAGGCAAACGAAGAACATAGTCTATTGAGGTTCTATACGAAGTTCAAAGCATGGAATGTGATTATGAATAGGGTCAATAAGGAAAGTAAATGTCCACTGAAATTTTAGATTTATTTTGTGAATGGTTTGAGGGTAGATTTGATAATTGGACACAGGCATCATCTAACCCTACAAAATGGGCACATATATTTGTATTACATGAAAAGATAGGGGATAGAAAGTATAGAACGAGCAATCGTTATAATTATCAACCTGATAAACCATATAGACAACAGGAAGTAGAAGTTACTGCACCATGGGTATTAGGTGCACATCAAGACATTATAATAGTAAAGAACCCAGTATGCGATCAGGTGTTTTCTTACATAGAAGACGATGAATGTTTTGTTGGTGGCACACTGGGAGAGTGCACATATAAAGGGAAGCCGTTGATATCTAAGGCAAAGTTATATAAAGATGCATATCACTCGTGGGATGTTGGATGGTGGCAGTCTGCAGAGGGATATTTTATCTTTGATAAGAATGTATAAATATACATGAACGTTTTATTGTGGACATTCTGTGGCAACACGTAAGATATCTGACCTGACTGAATTAGTAGCAGGATCTGTTGCGTCTGCTGATACTTTATTACTTCTCGATAACTCTGATCCAACTGATCAGAACAAACGAGCTCAGGTAGGTAGTATTTTTAGAGCAGTACCTGCAGGTACAGTAAGTACGCCTGGTTTAGGATTTGAAGGCAAAACATCAACTGGTGTTTTTTCTGAAGCTCAAGGACAGGTTGGACTTGCAATGGGAGATGCTAGACTGCATCTTCAAAAAGTAGGTAGCACGCTTAATATACAAGCAAAAGATAGTGCTGATACTAACTTAGACTTCACCATTTCTGCACAGGGAACTGGTAAAATACGTCTAGGTTCTATTTTAGCGATTAATGATCTTAACTTTATTATACCTAACTCATCTGATGATACAAAGGTAGCAAGATTTAGTACAGCTGATATTCCAACGGGTGTACAACACACTTACATCTTACCATCTAACGGTGCTATTGCAGCATCTGATACGTTAGTTACATTAACTGCCACACAGACGATAAGCAATAAAACTCTAGTAAGTCCTACATTTACAGGAACGCTTACCATTGATGCAATGAATTGCAGTGGTAATGTTACGTTAGGAGACGCTAATAGTGATACTCTAACTGTAAATGCGACACCAACTTTCGCTGCAGCAGCTACATTCTCAAACACTGTCTCTTGTCAACAGACATTGACAGTCACACAGGATCTAACTGCTAATGGTCACATTGATATGACTGATGATAAAATCATCAAGTTAGGTGCAGATGATGATCTACAGATCAAATATCTAAACACAGGTGACTCATCATATGTTACTAGCACAGCTGCGAACGGTTTAGTCCTTGCTAGTGACAAAATGTTTTTGATGGATGCTGCTCATACTACCAAATGGCTTTATGGGGATTCAACAAATACTATCATATATCATAATGATGCAGCTCGTATCACAACGTCAGCAACTGGAATTAACATAGGAGGTGCGATTGATGCTGTCACATCTATCACAGGCAGTGGCGACATCGCTATTGCTACTGACAAGTTTACTCTGGATAGTTCTAATGGTAACGCTGTATTTGGAGGTAACATCACAGGTGGCGGTAATCTAACTGCTACTACAGGAACTACATTTCAACTTGGTTCCTCTGCATCTGCCAAACTAGGTGTTGGTAGAGCAGCAAGTACATATAACCTTGAAGTCGAGGGTTCTATATACTCTACAGGATCTACTATCATTGCTGGTAACGGTAGTGCTGGTAAGTTCATACTTCAAAAAGGTGCTACTGGTATTGGTTTGCACTTTACTGATGATACAGGTACCGATGAAATGGTACTCAATGGATCAGGTCAATTAGGTATTGGTAAGACACCATCACAACCTTTAGATGTTTCGGGTAATGCCAACATCGACGGTGATGTGGTTGTTGTTACTACCAACACTGTAAACAATACAGGTGGTAAAATTACTGCTAGAGAGATTCAGTTAATTGATCCTCAAACAGGAGCTTCTACAACATTATCCGCAGGTAGTGCTGGCGGTGTAAGTAGAGCAAAAGTCTACTTTCATTCATTTAATTAAAACTCATGGCTGTTAAACAGAACGGAGTACTAGGAACATACACACCAACGGTTACTCCATATACAAACCTTAATCTTCCAGAGACGCATCCAAATAATACTGTGTCTAGTGGTACAGGATTTGCTTTTTACACGTGTCCTGGTGCTAGTTTAGCTAGTGGTAAATTAATTATTGCAAATAATACTGGTGGTGCTGCCAACGTTGATGTTGCAATAGTAGAACAATCTGACATCATTCAGTTTGACGCACTAGCATCACAGCCTAATAACCCTAGTACGAGTGCATCATACGAAAACTATTCTTATTTCAGTCTCCCTAAAAATTCATATGCTTCCTCAATATATGTTGAGTATGCTAACTTAACTGGTACAATATTTGCAGGTGAGACAATAACATTTAATAATACTACGTTGACACCTAACGCACAGTCAGCGACAGTTCATTATCATGATACAACCAATAATAAAATTTGGTTAAGAAATCTGTCAAAACCAGGTGCCTTAAATCCAGGTGGAGCACAAACTATTACTGCTACTGCAAGTGGTGGTGGAACATTTGAGTGGGGTGCATCACACGCAGGTAGTGCTGCAAGTTTAGGACATTCTGGTATAATTTCATTCTATGACACTTACAAAGGTAGAATGTTCCTACAAAACTATGAATTTAGAAATAATTTGGATTGGTCAGTTCTTGGTGACATGAACAATGAAAACCGTGAATTAGGTAATAGTAACTTAAACAGGTCATATGCAAATATATGGAGACCAGTTGAGACCACACAACCAAGATTTGCATCCGCAAACTCAACCGTCACCACTGAGTTTATCACTGCTAATGGTATTGAACTGTTAGTATCTGGTGTCAGTCAGGCAGCTCCCGAACAGTACATAGTTCGCAATAAGCAAGTCACTGACGCTTCCACACTTGAGGTGGGTGGAATAGTACTAGGTACATATCAAACCCTATTTGTTAATTGTTCTGCTGCAGTTACTGCAACCTTCATAGGTTTTGAAGAAACTGCTGAAATACCTTCATAAGAGTTCTAAGAGATGGCACTTACAAGACTAAAGAACGTCTTTACATCAAAAACTGGACGTTGCTTATATGTTAACCCAGATGATTTTGATGCATCTGACGCATTTGACAATAGAGGTAACTCTCCTAACCGTCCTTTTAAGACTATACAAAGGGCATTACTTGAAGCTGCCAGATTTTCATATAGAAGTGGACAATATAACGACCAATTTGAGTCATTCAGTATAGTATTATATCCTGGCGATTATGTTATTGACAACAGACCAGGCTTAAATGTTAGTGGAAAGGCATTTACATCTACAGATATAACAGAATTAAGTTCTGCTAGTGATTTCGATCTAGTAGATGGTAATGGTAATCCTAATCCAAACAACGTTCTTTATCAATATAACTCTGTAGAAGGTGGAGTTATCATACCTAGAGGTACATCACTCATAGGTATGGATCTTAGAAAGACTAAACTAAGACCATTATATATTCCTGATCCTGAGGCTGGTGCTATTGCTAGATCAGCAATATTCCGTGTGACTGGTGGATGTTATTTCTGGCAGTTTAGTTTCTTTGATGGTCCTTCAACTGGAGTCTATAAAGATCCTGCACAACCAAGTGCATCATCACCTCCAACATTCTCTCACCACAAACTCACCTGTTTTGAGTATGCTGATGGTAAGAATATACAAGCAGGTTTCCAAGACACAAGTAATACAGCTCTTAATGTTACTGACTTAGATCTATACTATCAAAAGGTAGCAAAAGCATTCTCTGATATTCCTGACTCTACCAGTGTATTATCAGCTGATGAATTACAGTCAAGAGTAGAAGAAAATAGAATTGTAGGTCCTAACACTGCAGGTCCTCTTACTATCAACTCACTTGTAACTGACTATGTTAGTACAAACGTGTTCACAACAACTGCTGAAGTAACTACTGCTATACCTCATGGGTTCTCAGTTGGTACTCCCGTATTGATCAGTGGAGTCACGGGAACTGACGCAACCAGATTCAATGGTTCATATTATATCAGTGAGATACCTTCAACAACAAAATTTAGATATATTATCAAAGATCCTAGTCTTGGTGCACCATCTGGTAACCCAACAGCTACATCATCTAGTGTTGAGGTTGAAGTTGATAACGTAGACTCATCATCACCATACATCTTTAACATATCCCTACGTTCAACATGGGGTACATGTGGTATGCATGCTGATGGTAGCAAGGCAACTGGATTCAAATCCATGGTTGTTGCACAGTTCACTGGTGTATCACTACAAAAAGATGATAATGCATTCATCAAGTGGGATGGATCTGCATATATTAATGGATCTCATACTGATGGTGACAGTATATTCAGAGCAGCTTATAGAAATTTCCATGTCAAAGCATCTAACGACTCAGTTATCCAAGCTGTTTCTGTGTTCGCTGTTGGTTTCGCTGATCACTTCGTCGCTCTTAGTGGTGGTGACCAGTCCATTACGAACTCTAACAGTAATTTCGGATCCTGTGCATTAAGAGCAAAAGGATTTAAACCTGTACCATTTACACAGGATAAGGCAGGTAAGATAACACATATCATTCCACCACAAAAATTATCTAGAACATGGAATCCAGTCAGCGGTTATACATTTGGAGTCAATCTGAATAATCAGACTGTAACATCCAGTCCTGCAAACGATTCACATGGTATTGTAGTCGGTGATTATGTAAGATTTAATGCTGAAGATGGTGGTGCAAGTGCAGAGTCATATTATATCTCTGCTGTTAACTCAACAAATGGTACATTAACATTATCAAAAGGATATCGTGGAGTCACAGCAGCTACTGAACTTGCATGGAAAGGCACCTTAGATGAAATTCCTGTTGGTTATGTTGCTGTTGACGTACAAAAGGTAAGAGCAAACGCTTCTCAAAATAATACTGCATGGGCAGCCACAACACCATTTGCTGCTGGTGCATCATGTAAAAATGGTGGAAGGACATATTATACTGTAAATGGTGGTACAACTGGTACTAACGCACCTACTCACACTAGCACAGCTGGACAAAGTGATGGTGCTGTTACATGGAGATATATTGGATTAGAGAACACTAGATTATATCTCTATGGATATAATTCTGAAGCAACTAAACCTCCATATAAATTACAGGGATATAATATTGGTGCTAGAGTACAAGATAAAATTAAAGTATCCTTGATTGACGGATCAACTACAGGAACATTCTGTGCATTGATTACACCTGACGACAGTGCATCACCAACTGATCAAACATTTAAAAATGTTAGTGCACAAGCATTTACACCAGGCGATCCTGCACATCCACTACAGTGGGATCCTGCATTTGGTGCATGGTATCTAAGAGTCACTGCTGCTACATCTGGTGATAGCACAGTCAATGCATCAACTGGATTTAAAGGTATACATTATCACTTAGGTAATGAGACACAGTTCTATGGATCTGCATTATTTACTGGTGCATCATATATCTCACGTATTCCTGATAACAGATCATCAAGAGATAGAACATATCGTGTACGTTATGTTGTAGATAGTTCTGCTGCTACATTGCAGAGAGATCCTATCAACGGTTACATTGTTCAACCAAGAAACGTACCAGCTGGTCAGTCATTTGATGATGTATACTACATCTATGATATTCAGACAGAAAAAGAACTAATCAAAGGAAATCAAAATGGTGTCTACTACTGTACTTTAATTAAAGGTAGTATATCTCCTAGTGATGGAAATGTAAGTTCATTCTCATTCTCTCAGAATATTAATGACTTATATCCAGTATTGGATAAGGATAACCCAACTGAAGATCCAGCTGAAGCAACATCTATTGCAAGTAATACTAGTGTTGGTCTAGTTACTACAACTAATCTTGGCACAGGACTTGAGGACAAATCATTATCTATCACTAAGGAAGTAATTGGTGATTGGATCATTGAAAATAAGAACGCATACACCAACTCGGCCACAAATAACGCTGCTGCAGCTGGATATATTACTCTAGAACCTCGTGATGGTGACGTTAATGAAGTTGATAAGGACAAACGAATGGTTCTTGTTAACTCTACAGGTGGAACAATCACAGAACTTAGACGACCTAGTATCCTGAGATCTGGTAACCACACATTTGAATATGTTGGTTTCGGACCAGGTAACTATTCAACTGGTCTACCTTCTGTACAGAATAGAGTTCTTACTGATGCTGAGATATTATTGGCACAGTCACAGAAAGAAGATGGTGGTATCGCATTCTACTCTGGACTAAACAGTAATGGTGACCTGTTTATTGGTAACAAGAAAGTAAGTTCTGTTACTGGTACTGAAGAAAGTTTAGACACTCCATCACTATCAATTATTGGTGAGACTGCAAACTTACGTCCTGTATTTGATGAGATTATTGTTAGAGATAAGCTCACAGTTGAAGATGCTATGCAAACTAGTGTCATCAAAGGATACCTTACTATCAATAAAGATTTACAGGTAGATGGTGAGACTAAGACAGGATATTTAATTATCAAAGGGTCACAAGAGAAGAAACTTACTGTTGGTTCCAGTGCACCTGCAGCTAACGTAGCTGCAAACGATGGAGACTTCCAGTGGGATGATAGTCATACTCGTGGAGAATACTTAGGTTGGGTATATGACGGATCCAACTGGGTTAAGATGGGTCTTAGTGATACTGGTAATCTTAAAATAACTGGTGGTAGCGGTAACTCTGATGCTACGGGTGATTTACAATTAATGAACGGGTTGGGTATTGATATTCAATCAACTGGTACACTTAATGTTAACAGTGGTAATACTACACTTGGTGGTAATCTAACAGTTACAGGCTCATCTGAGTTCAATAATACAGTTGATGTCGATGCAAACTTTGCAGTCAGATCTGGCACTACTGATAAATTTACAGTCGCATCTGCTACAGGTAACGTTAGTACTAGTGGTACATTAACAGTATCTGGCAACACAACCTTAAATGGAAATGTTGATTTGGGTAATGCAACTACTGATACTGTTAGTTTTGGAGGTTATCTTGATACTGATATTATTCCAACAACAAATGGTAATAAAAATTTAGGTAGCAATCTACTAAAATTTGGCACAATATATTGTACTGGACTATCTGGTATAACAAGTATATCTGCTGATGTAACAGGTAATATAACTGGTAATGCTGGCACTGCAACTGCACTAGAAACTGCAAGAACTATTGGTGGTGTATCATTTGATGGTACACAAAATATAGATTTACCTGGCGTTAACACAGCTGGTAACCAAAATACATCTGGTAATGCTGGCACTGCAACCCAAGTCTACATGACAAATAAAGATGATGATCAATATTACAGTATATTGATGGGTGATAACACCAGCTCCGATGGAAATCGCAGTGTATTCCATGATTATGGATCATTCCAATATAATCCATATAATAATATGTTACTACTTTCTAGATTGAAAGTATATGCCATAACAAATGCTACTAATGGTGTAGATGATTATGGAACAGCTGGTCAGGTTCTAAGATCTACTGGATCCTATCCTAGTGCACCAACATTTGAATGGAGTCATGATATTGGAATCCTAGGTAAAAAATGTTTTGGTAATGAAACTATATCTACAGGTGCACCTTCTGGTGGAGCGAATGGAGATATCCATTATAAGTACTAATACAGGTAATTAAATTATGGCAATTCCTTATACACAAGCTGAGGCTGATGAACTTGGAGTACATACAAGTAAGAAGGATGGTGGTTCGTGGCGTTATGTAGAGGATATCTACAAAAAAGATGGTGGTACATGGCGAGATATTAAAGAAGTATGGTATAAATCTGGTGGCACATGGAGATTAGTGCATGAAGGGGAGCATTTCTTATTCAAGACTACACTATCATCTAACTCACAAAATGAGTGGTCACTATCATCATATATTACTGGACAGGGATATACTGGAAATAAAATCAAAGGCGTAGTTGTTGTTAACAATAAACAGCAGAGACTAAACTTAAATAACTATCAAAACGGATCTAGAGTACTATTAGTAGTCAATAGCGGTAAGAAAATATCTGGACGTGGTGGTAATGGAGGTAATGCTTCTGGTGGTAATGGACAAAATGGACAACGTGCATTATACTCTGGTGGTACACCATTCAAATTAAATAATGCAGGTCTCATCGCAGGTGGCGGTGGTGGAGGTGGTGCTGGTAACCACGGACAGTGCAGTTATGAAACTACACAGTATGTTTCTTGCATGAAGGGCAACCAGTGTGAGGAAAAACAAACTCAATACTCCCAGTCTGGGGGTGGAGGAGGTGGCGGTGGTGCTGGTTTTCCTGGTGGAAACGGTGGCACTTGCCCTAACACAAACCCACAGGGAGGTAATGGATCTAACGGTTCTGAAACTTCTGGTGGAGGACCTGGCTCAGCTGGCGGTTGCGGTGGTGCGACTGGTGGAGGAAATGGTGGTAATCTTGGACAAAACGGACAAAATTCTGGCGGTAACGGTGGAGGTAAAGGATGGGGTATCCAAGGTGTGAATCATAAATACGGTACGTATGGCTCTGGAGATGGAGACATTCGTGGGGGAACAACTAACACTTAAAAAACAATGGCACTTGAAGACATCAATCCATCTTTCCGAATGGACGCATCTGTAGCTCCAGTCTGGAAATGTGAGAACTACAATATAGAAGATAAAACATTTGAAGTGTACTACAATGATGGTACATTGAACAATGATGAATGGTATGGTCCTATTCATATGGATCTAGACGCATTAGAACCAGAGAATGTAAACCCATTAAGATTTCAAATTGCTGACGCTGTTGCTGCCAGAGTAACATATGAACAGTGTAGGGAAACTGATATGTCACAGAGTATACTATATCTGAATAGTATTCTAGGACAAGAGCAGTCAGTATCACAAGAAGAATTAATGGCACATCATGAGGCTATGGTAAAAAATGACCCTCAGTATGTTGATCCAAACGCACTATCATCAACACAGGTTGTCAATGTATACAGTGAAGATGACTTTGACGAACAGTTTGAAGCACTAAGTGCTGCACTGAACTCAGAGGAATGATATATGTATTCATTAGCAGAGACACAAGATAGCCGAATTGCTCACTATACATTTGGTAAGAGCATTGCATCATATGGTGTAACTGTATTTGGGTGCATAAATGCACGCAAAGGTAAAAAAGTATTTGGTAATGATCCTGATCCAGTCAAAGAGATCATGTTGAAGACACAGAATGATATTATATCTGATCACATTAAAAAGAATAAGAAGGGTAAGGTTGCAGGTTATGAGAAGATTATAAGAGAAGCAGGTCAAACTTATCAGGTGCATCATAGGACAGTAATGTTTGGAAGCACATGGAAGAGTGACAGTTTAAAACCTGCTAACTACTCAATCGTATATCATAATGGTGCACACACTCACTTTAGATTTCCTGGTCTCAATAGAATAACATCACTCGATGAAGGTGGTGTCATTGCTTGCTCTGGTTGGGAGAACTTAAATGCAACAAACAGGAAGGTTCATTTCTTTGAGGAGAGTGGGAGCTTTACACCTGTTGGAATTGGTAGTATAATAGTATCAATGCATGATTGCTTCTATCATAACGTGCAAGTTAAACAACACTTCCCCTTTTATGTCGATAGCACAGAGACAGTACAGATAAGTGTAACTAAACCCACAGTAATATTAGAAATCACGCAAGATTATCCAGATGTTGCAGATTTTACACAGCAATGGTTAAACCAAATAGAAAAAGGACTTATTGAAATAGTTAATAGATGATGTCTGAAATCACAGTAAAGGACGCATGTGACGACCTTACTGTATTATATTACAAAGGATGTGAGCAAGGATTTAAGTTTTTCGGAGATGACCCTGAGGAACATAAGTCATTCATTAATGAAGCTCACACTGATATGATACAAAAAATGTTCCCACGTGAGAAAGATCAGTATCCATGGGAATTTTTGAGGAGATTTTACTTACATAGTAGGTGCTTACTGTTCACTGATGGTATATGGATGAGTGAAACTGCAAGATATCCGCAGTATTTACGGTACAGACCAGGTGCCAACACATCATTTAGAGTATCAGGTATGACTAGGTTCACTGCACTCACGAAGGGTAGCGGTGCGATATGTGTCGGATACAATCCAGATGCAGATCATATAATTAATTTACGCAGAGAGGTGCATAAAATTAAGAAGAATACTATGTTTATGCCAAGATCAGAGCAGTCATATCTCATACCTACACAGGACTGCACCTTTGGTGATAGAAAAATAGGTATGGGTGAGATTGCCAGAGCTCATACTGACTTCGATGAAGTAGTATTTGAGAACTCAGGTTACTTAATAGAGTATACTAAGGAACCCTTGACATTAGAGGATGAACTGATAAACTATTGTCATCAGTGGATTGATCAAAAGATTGAGGTATTTGAACGATGATGTTCATAGAAGACGGACAAACACCAGTATGGCAAGATCATTTAGATCATCCTCCGCTAGAGTATAAGCATCTTGAACGTGATAAGTTCGAGGAGTTACTTGATATGATGATGGCAGCGTACCCAGAGCATGAACTAACGGAGTGGTTGAAGCGTGGGTTCGCTATGAATGAGGGAGATAGTACTATATCATTCAGTAGTCTGCAAGGACATCGTGTATTACAGTGGCATATCAATCACTTTGATGAAGAGGATGCGGAGAGTTATAAATTGATGTATGAAGAAGAGGAAGAATTAGACTGGGATGCGGATTGGGACGATGAATAAAGTGTACACTGAGCTTGCATAATGCCTATAAATGCACTATAATTATAGTATACACAACAGAGGGCACATGACCGTACTAGCACAGACCAGAAAACAGGAAATGCAAGCAAAGGTAGAACTATGGGCATTGAATATATGCGACTGCCTTGAAGAGAATTACAAACAGTACACACTTGCATCACACAGGAGAAACATCGAAACAGGTGATGAGTGGTCAAAAGAGTATCATCAGGAAAAAATAGATGCTATTACTCTAGGTGGTGGTAATCTAAACAGATACAGAGCATACACAGGTCGCAAGTACATCAAGATCGTTATGCAAGAGTTTGATGACATGGGTCCTTCTCCAACACATGAGTACAGAGACAGCAGTGTTCATGCATTTATAGATAAGAATACAGGTGAGGTTTACATGCCTGCAGGTTACAACAAACCAACCACTACTGGTAAGTTCCCAGTAAGATTTGACTACAGGATCATCAAAGACAGAGAGTACTTACTCAATCCTGTAAACACAACATGGGCAGGTGGTTACCTCTATGACCGTTCACACTTACCTAGCAAGTACATCTAAGACCCCACAAGGGGTCTCTGACCCTTTTAATGACATGGATACACATAAGAAGACTTTATTACATTTACTAAAAGAAAGAGCCTACAAATATGGTCAGTTTACTTTATCATCTGGTAAAGAGACTGAGCATTATATTAACTGTAAACCTGTCACACTATCGTGTGAGGGTAATGCTTTATTGTCTCATTTAATGATAAAAGAGATAGAGGATGATGCAGTTGCAGTAGGAGGATTGACACTTGGTGCGGATCCTCTAGTGTGTGGTGTTGCACAAAGAGCATACTACTCAGGACACAGACATGTAGATGCACTCATTGTGAGGAGAAATCCAAAAGATCACGGAACTAAGGAAGTAATCGAGGGTAACAAACCACCTAAAGGTTCTATCGTTACAGTATTGGAAGATGTAACTACAACAGGCAGTAGTGCAATCAAGGCAGTCAACGTGCTACGTGACGCAGGATATACTGTCAATCGTGTAGTTACTAT